ACAATTAGATTGTTCAGCGTGGTTGATAAAACCCCCTAAAGGAGTTCTGTATAAAGTATCATCAACTTCAATGTGTGAGATACCTAACTCGGTATCTTTTCTTATCTCTCTAGTAGCAAATAGACCTAGACCATTAATGAAACTAGGTTTGATTGTGCAGAAAATAGGTAGTGGATTATAATTCATTTCTTTTTTTTTAAAAACTGTATCTCAAATTCTTTAAGATCAATCTGTCCTTTTAAAATATCAATCTCTTTATCTTGTTGTTCTATAATTTTTTCAAGATCGTTTTGACCTTTAGTTTTATCTGCTTTAATTTTTCTTAATTCTTTTTTTAGTTTTTTTATTTTATCTTGTAAGTCTATATCGTCAAAGATACCAACATAAGTCATCTGATTACCTTTATTTTTTTTATAACTCCTGTGGGTATGCAGGTTAGACCACCAACAGAGAAACCATACTCATCTTCAGAGTAAGAAGTGAACAACCATACTTTTGATTTAGTTTTTTTATATATCCAACCCACATCCTCACACTCTGCAACATCGTGATTTAGTATTTCGCTTTCAGGTGTCCACGCTTCATCACATTGACAGGGATCAACCCAAGTAATCTTGACTTGTTTAAATTTTGAGATCGTAGAAGTCATTAGGTTGTACCTTTTTATTAGTGCCTTTATAAATTTTAATCATCTCTTTTGGTCTAGGTATTCTCTGACCATTGCAGTACCTCCAAACATTAGTCGCAGGATTAATATTCATAATCCCAAATCTTCTCGCAGCTTCGCTACAACTCAAGCCTTCTTCTTTTATCCATTGTTTTAATTTCATAGTTGTCCTTTCAACATTACCAATAAGGTATATTTATCCACAAATCAACCTTTAATTAAGTATAGACAATGTGGAAAAAGGTGTATATAAAAGCATAAAAACAATGAGTAATAAAAAATATTTTAATACATTAAATAATGGTAAAGGTTTAGATCATTGGTCGCCTTCTAGCTCTAGTATGCCACTAGCTAAATTTAATATGAACTACGGACATCACGATGGAGTAGAAAGAAGTATGTTTCCTATGCAATATAAACCTAGATTTGGAAACCTGGTCAATAACACAGCTCAAAGAATGGAATGTGAAACTCTTTATTGGAAAGACAAAACTATAAAATTAACTAACAGGAACTATGACGAAGTGTTTGGCAAGGAGTTAGATGATATTAATAAGTATGATCCTGTCGATGATAAAGATGCTTACGCAAGAGAAAATATGTTGGAGTATGCACATAAAACTATTGAGCAAACAAGAAAGGTGGTCAAGGAACTTTGTGGCAAAAATAAGATTACCTCTGAACGATATGTGATGAACAAACCTAAACAATTATTACACGACATCATAGGTCGTATTGATTACGAGACTAACAAATTATTTATAGAACTAAAAACTAAACCACCAGCTATAGCAAAGAAAAAAGGTAGAGATGAATATTATTTTAAAACTCAACCACTTGGAGACGATGCTATCTTTGATGATTATTGGAAACAAGTAGCTTTCTATTGGAAGTGTACAGGCAAGAAACCTTTTTTAGTTTTAGTTAATGATAAAGAATATTTAATATACGATGACACTCATGCAGCATTGTATGATGATCATTTAGAATACCAATACAACATGATGGTAAAAAGAATTTATAACTGGGAACAAATGATTATATATTGTAAAGGTGATCTGCAAAAGTTAGCAGATATTTCAGAGCCACCTGATCTTAATCATTACTACCATTATAAATACTTAACAGACAAACAACGTAAAACAATTAAACAACTATGGGGGTTAGAAGCATAATGAAAATAATAAGAGAACTATTAGCAGAACTAAAAAGATCTAATGACCTAAAAGAAAAGGAAATAGATTTTAAAATTATGTGCGACATGGATTTTGAACAAAAGTATAAACAAAATGTTCCATGGGGGAGAAGGCAAGAACACTTTGAAACTTCAGGTGGTGTAGTAAGACACACAACTACTGGTGGGTGGTGTAGATGATAGACAAAATAAAAAAGATAAATGAATTGTGTCGTAAAGATGGCATATATAAAAATGATAAAGGTCAAAAAGCTGTATCATCTTGGAGCAAGATTAAATACTTTAGGCAAGTGTTTGGTGATGAACTTGGATTTGATACACAGATATTTGACCAAGAAGATTATTATATTTGTAAGTGTAGAATTTTAGCTTATGATCCTGAACGAGTGTTAGCCACAGGTCATCATAAAACTTTTAAAAAGCAGGGATCATATCAACTCTGCGAAACATTTGCAATATCAAGAGCTTTAAGTTTCTTTGGTATATTGGAGAGCGACATAACCTCCCTTGAAGAATACAATATGTTAGGTATTCCAATGACTAGAGAAACTAAAGGTGCTGCCAATGGCAGTACAAATAAAGGTGTAGATCAAATCATAAATGATTTTAAAAAATGTAGAAACATTTATGAGTATAGGAGAGTTAGAAGAATTAATGATCCTTACATTGAACAAGCCTTAACTAAACATCCCTCTACTTACAAATCAATAATGAATATTGTTGAAAGTGTAGAGGATAAACTAAACAAACAGGAGAAAATATAATGGATAAGATATATATAAAACTTATACCGAATGCAGACAAACAACCAGGAGATAACAGACCTAGTTTTGTTGCACCTATTAATCCTAAATCCCCACAAGGAAAAACGTGGAGGATAGGAGCTAAAGTAGGCGACACTTGGTACAACCAAGCTGGATTTGACGATACCAATGAAGATGGTACACCAACAGGAGGATTGAATGTTGTGCTTACACCAAGCGATAATAAGACACCTCAATCTAGTAGTGGTGGACAACAGCAATTTGGTGGGTATAAAAAACCCTACCAAAAAACTGGAACTTATGGTAATTACAGAAGATAGAGTTTAGGCTCTAAAGTTTGTGGCGAGGTTTTAGTCATCACCCTTGACTTTCTTTTTAGTTGTTTTCCCTTGCCACAGACTCCAAACTTATGACTGATAATGTTTATAAAAAACAGATAGGCGGATCACACTACTCTATGCCTATTCAACCAGCAGAATTTGTTAATAAAAACAACATACCTTTTGCCGAAGGGAACGCTATTAAGTATTTGTGTAGGCACAAAAAACGAGGTCAGAAACAAGACCTTTTAAAAGCTATACATTATATAGAAATGGCAATCGAAAGAGATTACAATGATTGACAATAAGGTTAAATCCTATATAAGAACAAGAAGCGGACAAGCGTTCTTTCAATATGTAGAAAGATTTGATTCCGTAGAGAAAGCTGCCGACCCCTCAAATGAGGGAAAGTTAGTAGAAGTAAAAGTCTCCGAAATAAAATGGGACTTTACAAAAGTGAAGGAGGATGCTGATGGAAATCAGAATGCGTCTACAAAAGTTGAGAGACCTTCAGGAAAAAAAGCATAAGAAATATCTTGAAGCTAAACTCAAAGCTGAAAAGTATCACCAAGACAGTATTAGACTTGGTAGAAAAGTAGTAGACACGCAAGAGCAATTAATGAGAGCTTAATAGTCTTATTAATTACATAATTATAAAAACAACAAAAGGTTGTGCAAACAACAGAGGGGATGCTACGCTAATGAAAACATTTACACAATTAAAACAAGCTATGAAAGCTCCTATGTATAGGGAACTAACAGGGAGAGAACTTTTAATTTATAAAACAGGATTTAAAAATGGTTATCGTATGTCATCACAACAAAGTAGAGCAAAAATAGAAAGTCAATTATTAAGATTGAAATATAGGCAAGAAAGATTTGAAGAAAAGAAAAATGGTTTAGCATCAGACCGAAAAAAAGTTTATCCTCAAACTTTAGATGCTGTCATTAATAAAGTGTGTATAAAATATGAAGTTAAAAAAGAAGAGGTGTTAGGTATAAGAAGGTTTGAATTTTTAGTTAGAACCAGAAGTATTATAATTAATTTAATGATAGAGATATATGGTGTATCATTATCTCAATTAGGTAGAATGTTAAAGATAGATCATTCTACAGTTTTACATCACGTAAGATTAAAATCACTAGGTCAAAGATTTTGGACACCAGAAAAAACAATTCACGAAGAGTTTAAAGAATTAAAAGAAGAACTAATTACTTAAATCCTCTTAACATAGATTGATAGCTTTTTTTAGTTATAGTAGATTTAGATTTGCTTCTACTTGTACCAGCTTTCTTTCTTTTGTTAATGTTGTAATACAAACCTTTTTTTGCAGTCTTACCTGATTTAGTTTTGTGATAACCTTTTTTCATTATTTCCTTTTTGATTTAGATTTAACTATCTTTTTTTGTAGTGATTTAGGTAAAGTCTTTTGTTTCTTTGTAAGTTTACCTTTTGCTTTCTTGCCGTACATTTTTATCTCCTATATTTAAATATTTGTCGAAGCAACTAGGTTTGCCATTATAATAATGACAAAAATGTTTCTTCTCTGCATTTATAATCCATCCACCTTCATTACTCAATAGCTGTCTTTTACACATAAGACAATATCCACAAACTAAAGTAATGTTTCTTTTAGACCAGGTCTTTTTCTTTACCATTTTTTGCAGGACCAATAACGAGCTGTAAATTTATCTGTTGCAGTTTTACAGTTATGTCTAGCTCTAAAGCTCTTTCTAGCTGCAGGATTCGATTTACGTATCTTCATATTAGCATCACCATACCTAATAATCTTTTCTTTACCATCTTTACAAGCCTTAACAACAAACTTCTTACCACCTTGAACTTGTCGTTTAGGTGCATTGCATTTCATCTTTGCTTTATTTATAGCCATAACTATCTATAATATTTTCTGTCGTATAAAACAACTTTCCATTTATCTTTCTTTTTAAAATTACCTCGTTTAGCATATTCTGTGGCTTCTTTTTCTGTGTCCCATATTTCATTAGTGAACAACTCCCACTTATCGTTACGCATCCACAAAATACAATACACTATTTAAAACCGATTAATTTTAAAATAACTTTCTCTATAAAATCTATGATTTTTTTTATCATTAATCACTTTTTGATATGCTTATTATCTTACCATCTTTGATAACAGCATTAACCTTCATACATTGAAACTGTGCGTTGTTTGTTGATCTCATTGAAATCCTTTTCCTCTGCATACATTCGGATAACGAAGGCATAAGTAAGTGTTCTTTTAAAACTGGCGGATCGCCAAGGTACATTAATAAAGCAAAAACTAATTCCATCTAGTGTCCATTCATTTTCTTTTGTAAAGCATCAACCTGTTCTTTTAAATGATCTATGTTTACTTTGTTATATCTTGATGCTTCTATTTCTTTTTCTATGCTTTCTATCTGACCAGCAAGGTGTTCAATAAGCATATACATCTCTAAATTTTTTGGTTCTTGTTCTGCTTTCTTGAGCAGGTCAGCTTGAAATAAAGTATCTGCTGTTTCTAATCTGTTAAGTCTTTCTTCTATACCAAAGTAAACCCATACACCAATAGCAACTCCAGCAACAATAGATAAAATTGTTTTAAGATCGGTACTTACTTTTGTTCCTTCATTTATTTTCATTACTGTCCTTCAAATACTGGTCGTTCAGGGTTTTCTTTTTTCCAACCATCTTTTAACACAGTCCAATAACTAATACTAGCATCTGGTCTATCTTGAAAACTAGCTGCGGACATAGCACCTAATTGCATACACTCATTTATAAGCTCTGCAAAAGCAGGTGGTGGTGGATTAATTCTAGGAACTCTTTTACACTCTTTAACTAATTCTAATTGTCTTTTAAGTTTTTGTTGCTTTTGTTGTTCAGCAATAAATTCGTCAGTACAAGCATCACCAATAGATTTTCTAAATCTCCAACCTAATACTTGGTTTTGTGATTCAGCACTAGAGCCAGACTTATATTCGTTTTGCCTAACCTCTGTATATGCTTCCCAACTTCCTTGATCGCAAGTATTTGTTCCATTATTAAGATATTCATTTCTTGCTTGTGCTGTTGTAGAAAATAGAGCAATAAAAACACTAACGATTAAGGTCTTTAATATCATATTCATGTTGTCTTACCTGATCTGCTAATTGTTGAAAAATGTTTTCTGCCATATCCCATGTTGCTTCTGCTCTGGCTAATCTATTTTTAATATCATTGACCATTTCTTTTTGTATTTCTAAATCTTGAGTTACTTGTGTAAGTATTTCTTTATTAACTTGAATAGTATCTGTCATAGTTAGTACATATCTAACAGACGTAAATGTTCCAGCTAGTATTGCACCAATAACAGGTATGATTACAATATTTTTTTTTAAATATTCTAGTTTACTTTTCGATTTTTTCATTCACAATGTCCTCCAACTACTTGCGTACCATCTTTCATTAACCATTTATTTAAAGGATACTCATGATATACGGCTATCTCTTTTATTACACCTTCTAACACATCAAAACAATTATTAATTTGTTCTTTTAAATATAGATAATGAAAGTTAATTTGTGTATCCAAAGTAAACACAGCGTTAGCTTCTACAAGATATAACACTACAATTTTCATCTTCTACCTTGTTTTGCGTAAGGTTTGTATGACCTCTTGCGGTTTTTGTTCATAGAAGATTTTTTAGGTCGCCTACCTATGCTTGTTTTTTTTGGTATTCTTTCGTGCTTTGGTTTTTGTAAATTGAATTTTACTCTTGCCATACTTACCTGTTTGTTGTGATAGTAAACTTACTTTAGAACTGTATTGCTGGACATAAGATGTTGATATTTTTTTTGCCATATTTCTTTCTGTGTTAAACCTTTTTCATCTTTTTTTTCTTTATTCCTAGAGTCTATATCTTTTGTATGTATAACTTCAACTAAAGCATAACGATAAACGTCATCAGATTTATCCCATTGAAAATGAACTAAATATCTAGGGTCTTGATATTTGTCAATTAACCTAGGATCGTAATCGTTGGTTGTCATTTATTAAAATTTTTTATTTCACTAGCTTTGATGCCATAGATAGCAGCAACGACTGATACCCAAAGTCCGACCAACCACCAAGGCATTGACTGGAGCTTCTCAAAAAACAAATCCATTTTTCTTTCTATCTCTGGATCATCTGCAAATACAGAGTAAGCTAACATGAAGATAG